TATCCAATCGATGAAGTTTTGGCTGGGTGCGGATCTCACTATCTTAATAACACTGTTGCTTATGCAGTAGCATTTGCTGTATGGAACAAAGTTGAAAAAATTAAAATGTTTGGAATTGATTTTAGTTATAAAGGTAATTTACATTTTGCTGAAGCAGGCAGAGCTTCTGTAGAGTTTTGGTTAAGCAAAGCTATGTTTAATGGTATTCAAGTTGAAGTTGCTGCTACAAGTTATTTGCTTGATACAGCAGTCCCGGCTGATGAAAAACTTTATGGCTATCATCGTTTAGAAGATCCTTTAGTTGTTATTACAGATGAGAAAGGAGTCTTGATTGCTAAAAAAAGAAGTCAGCTGCAACAATTTAAAAGAGAACAAGAGCCTGTTTTAGTTGACAGGAATGATACCCACCTTAAAAAAAATAAAGTAGGAGAGCCTAACAAATGGTAATGAGTTATAAAGCTGGACCCGAACTGGGAATTATAGAAGTTTATACAACAGACGAAGGCGGACATCCACCTAGTTTTTGGGCAAAGTTGTGTGTAGAAAAAATGATACAAACAGAAGATGACACTCCTCAAGAGATAAAAGATCAAGTCAAAACCTTCAAAGATAATATAGAAAAACTTATTGAAGAATATATGCAAAATGCTATAAAATCTGATAGGATTACAATAAATAATCAATTAGATAAAGCAGGCTTTAAAGAATCTGCTGATTTAATTAGGAAACTATAATTATGGCAATTACATCAACACTTACAACAAGCTTTAAAAAAGAACTTCTTCTTGGCAATCATAATTTTGCTACTAATGGAGATGCTTTTAAATTAGCCTTGTATACTTCATCAGCTACTTTAGGAGCTACCACAACTTCTTTCACCACTACAGGTCAAGCATCTGGTACTAACTATTCTTCAGGTGGAGCAACCTTAACTAAAGTTGCACCTACTACTGCTGGTACTACAGCTTTTACTGATTTTGCTGATTTAACTTTTGGTACAGCTACTATTACTGCTAGAGGTTGCATGATTTACAACTCAAGTGATAGCAGCAAATCTGTAGCAACAATTGACTTTGGTGGAGATAAAACATCTACCGCTGGAGACTTTACTATTGTATTCCCAGCAGCTGGCGCATCTACAGCGATTATAAGAATCGCCTAGCCTTAAATGGCTAATATAACTGGCTGGGGCAGGAGTACCTGGGGTTCCAATTCTTGGGGTCAAGCTTCACCAGTTGTACTTTCAGGATTATCAGCCACATCCGCGCTAGGAACAGCAACAACTGTTAGCGAAAATAATGTTCCCGTTACTCTAGGAGGATCTACAGGATCTGTTGGCACTCCTAATATAAGAATAATATTTAGCACAACCGTTACAGGCCAGTCTGCAACAGGACAAGTAGGCTCTGTAACTTTTGATGCCGAAGCAAATTTAACTCTTCCAAGTTTGGTTTCATCTGTAGGAACTCCTACCGTTGATACTATAGGTAATGGCTGGGGTAGATCTACTTGGGGATCTGGTCCATTTGGCATGCCAGTATCTCAAACTAGAACTGTAACGATTTCTGGTTTTGCGATGACCTCTGCTTTGGGGACAACCACAGCATTTACAACGGTAGATATTAGTGTAACTGGATTTGCTATAACATCAGCATTGGGAACTCTTTCATCAATTACTGGTACAGCAAACATAACACCAGCTAGTCAAGTTGGAACGTCCGCTCTTGGAACTGTTGCTGCTCAAGGGTCAGCAGTAGCAGCTTTACCAGGGCTTACATCTACTTTAGGAAGCGTATCTGTTGTTGCTAGCGGAGGATCCACGATTACATTAACAGGTTTTGCTATGACTTCTAGCTTGGGAAGCATGACAACCAAAAGCGTTAATAGATTTGGCGTACCTTCAGTGCAGGCCACAGCTTCACTTTCTTCTGTTTCTATTTCAGGATCTTGTAATCTTACAGTTACTGGATTATCAGCTACTGGAGAAACCAGCAGCATTAACATATGGACGCTTATTGATGAATCACAAACACCAAACTGGAAAGATGTTGCTGCTTAGTGTATTAATGGTAGCATTTTTAATTTATTATATATAAACTATAGGGACTTATTATGGCAGCTTATACAAACGATTTAAGATTAAAAGAAATTGCAACAGGTGACGAAAGCGGAACTTGGGGTGATTCTACGAATACTAATTTAGAATTAATTAGTGATGCTTTTGGTTATGGAACAGAAGCCATAACAACTAACGCAGACACTCATGCAACAACAATAGCAGACGGTTCAGCAGATGCTGGCCGAGCTATGTTTTTAAAATATACTGGAACTTTAGATTCAACTTGTACTATTACGATTGGACCTAATACAGTTTCAAAAGTATGGATTATAGAAAACGCTACCAGCGGATCTCAAAGTATTATTATAAAACAAGGTTCAGGAGCTACAGTTACCATTCCAACTGGAATGACCTCTGTAGTTTATTCTGACGGAGCGGGTTCAGGCGGAGCTATGATAGACGCTTTAACAGATTTAAATGTTGCATCTTCACTTAATATAGGTGGATCAGGTGCGGCAACAACAGGTAAAGCTATAGCAATGGCTTTGGTTTTCGGATAAAATTAGGACAATATTATGGCAAATCCAAATTTAGTAAATGTAACTTCGATATACGCTAACAGTATAAATGGAGCTTTAACAACTACAACAACAACTGATTTATTAACTTGTGCAAGTGACAAGCTAATAAAAATTAATAGTATTATTGTTGCGAATATTGATGGCTCAAGCGCTGCTGATGTAACAATGGGAATTATTAAAAGTGGTGGTTCAGTAGTTTTATTTGCTTCTACTATCTCTGTTCCAGCAGATGCTACTTTGGTTCTTATTGATAAGAACTCAGGTATCTATCTCGAAGAAGGAGATATCCTAGAGGGTGGTGCAAGTGCTAACTCAGACTTAACTTACACCATTAACTACGAAGAACTAGATGACGCGTAAGGAGTACAAATATGGCTCACTTTGCAGAACTTAACTCAAGCAACGAAGTATTACGAGTAGTAGTAATATCCAACGATGATGTGAATGCCAATGGTGGCGATCAACACGCAGATGCAGAAACATTTGTAGCATCTATCGTTCCACATTCAACAGGTGGTACTGCTTGGAAACAAACTTCATATAACTACAATTTTAGAAAACAATACGCAGCCATTGGCGATACTTTTGATTCATCAAAAAATAAATTTATTAGCCCACAACCATATCCATCTTGGTCATTAAATTCTAATGATGATTGGGAAGCACCTATTGCTTACCCTGATGATGACAAAGAATACGAATGGAATGAAACAACTAGAGCATGGGATGAAATTTAATTATGGCTAGTCTTAATGGAGGAGTAGTTGGTGTTGATAATCTGCCTGTAGCTAGCGCTTCTGCACGAGTATCAACTTTTAACTCTAGTGGTACTTTTACTGCACTTCCAACTTCTTCTTCAGTTCAATATCTTGTTATAGCTGGCGGCGGCGGCGGCTCTGGTTATGGAAACGCAGGTGGTGGAGCAGGTGGCTATCGTTCATCAGTACCAGGCGAAGCATCAGGTGGTGGAGCATCAGCAGAGCCTTTAAGTTCTGTTTCAGGCGGCTCATCTTATCCAGTTGTTGTTGGTGGAGGGGGAGTAGGTGGTGTAACACCAGGCGCCGCACCAAATCCAGGTACTCCTGGTGGTGGACAAACAGGTTCAGATTCAACTTTTAATGGTATAACTTCTGATGGCGGAGGAGGCTCTGGCACATCTACGCTAATTATATCAGGCACAAGAAATGGTGGCTCAGGTGGAGGGACTTCCTTCCAGACTCCTGAACCAGGACCACAGGGAGGTCAAGGCGTTGGAGCAGGCGCTTCAGGACAAGGGTTTCCAGGCGGTTTAGGAGGTTTTACAGCACCGCCTTATCTTCCTCAGCCTGCTGGTGGTTCTGCTTTTCAAAATAGACTAGCTGGTGCAGGCGGTGGTGCAGGCGCAGCAGGAACATCATCTCCAGCCCAACCAATTCCAAATTCACTTCCAAATGCAGGTCTTGCAGGTGGTGCGGGAGTTGCTTCCTCAATTACTGGCTCTCCTGTAACAAGAGCAGGAGGCGGAGGTGGAGGTTCTGGATTTGTTCCTGCTCCCAATTTCCCAAATCCAGGTGTTAGTAGGCCAGGTGCTGCTGGTGCAGGTGGAGCAGGTGGTGGAGGCCCCTCAGCTGCTTACGAAGACGGAGTAGGGACTTCAGGAACAGCTAATACTGGCGGCGGCGGTGGCGGTGGTAGTACCATACCAGGTAGTGCAGGTGGTTATGGAACTGGCGGAGCTGGTGGTTCTGGTGTTGTTATTATTAAAGAATCAGCAGTTGCAGGATCTGCATCAGGTGTTTGGAACATGGACGCAGTTTATGAGTATGTATTGGAAGGAACGTGGGGAGGATAACATGCCTAAATTAGTCGGAGCAGTAGTAGCAACTCAATCTCAACAAATAACCACTTTTAACTCTAGTGGAACTTTAACCACAGGAGCACTAACAACTGGACTTGAATATTTAGTCGTTGCTGGCGGCGGTGGCGGTGGTTCTCGTTTCGGTGGCGGTGGTGGAGCAGGTGGATTAAAAACTAATGTTGGCGGAACTCCAACACCAGTAAGCGGTAGCACTGGTTATGCAGTAACAATAGGAGCAGGTGGTGCAGGTGGTGTTGCCAGTGGTAGCACAGGTACAGGTGGTGCAGGTTATGGAACAAAAGGCAGTGACTCTGTATTAGCCGCAGGTTCTATTACTTCTACAGGCGGTGGTTCTGGAGGTGCTGGTGATTCAGAATCAATGAGTGGAAAAACTGGTGGTTCGGGAGGCGGTGGAGCAGGTAGGTTTGCAACTACAGGTGGTGCAGTTTCTCCATCGGGACAAGGCAATGCAGGTGGTAATAGTAGTGGTACTCCTTTAGGTGGTGATTCTTTTAGAGGTGCAGGTGGTGGCGGAGCAGGGGCAGCAGGTAGTGCCTCCACAGGTACAGACAATACCGCAAATGGTGCAGGTGGCGTAGGTTTAGCAAATTCAATTACAGGTTCTCCTGTTTTTTACGCAGGTGGTGGCGGAGGAGCAGGTGGAGCCACCGCTCAAAGCACTAACTCAGCAGGTGGTAATGGCGGTGGTGGAGATGGTTCATGCACAGGTGCAACTACAGGTTCAGATGGAACAGCCAATAAAGGTGGCGGTGGTGGTGGTGGTGCGTACATATCTCCTAGTAACCGAGTTGGAAAATCGGGCGGCTCTGGTGTTGTTATCATCAAAGAACCTTTTGTAGGCTCAAACTGTTGGGATTTAAGACAAGTCTTTAGACAAATTAAAGCAGGTGAGTGGGCAAGTTAACAACAACCTATCTTTTAAAACACATCTAAACTATACTGATCTCTTAAGAGAGAGAAGATGAATCTAAAATATTATTACTGGTACTTTCAGTCAGCTATACCTGAAAGAATATGTGATGAAATCGTTCGTTATGGTAAAGAACAAAATAAACAAATGGCTCTTACAGGTAATGCTGATAAAAAGGACTTAACCAAACTAGAACTTAAAAATATTCAAAAGAAAAGAAAGTCTGATGTTGTATGGATGTCAGATAGATGGATATACAACGAAATACAACCTTACATAAATCAAGCAAACTCAAGCTCTGGTTGGAATTTTGAATGGGATTGGTCAGAAGCTTGTCAATTTACTGAATATAAAAAAGGTCAATACTACGATTGGCATTGCGACTCATACGAAGAACCTTACAACAACCCTGAAAACCCAACAACACATGGCAAGTTAAGAAAACTTAGCATGACTGTATCACTAACTGATCCAGATGAATACAAAGGCGGAGATTTAGAGTTTGATTTTAGAAACACAGATGAGGGATCTCAACCAACAATATGTGAAGAAATTAGAAAGAAAGGTAGCGTTATTATCTTTCCATCTTTTGTTTGGCATAGAGTCAAACCAGTAACCAAAGGAATACGACACTCCTTAGTGTGTTGGAATTTAGGATACCCATTCAAATGAGTTTTAAGAAAAATAAATACCAAGTAATTAAAGGTGCTATATCAACAGAGTTAGCAGATTTTTGTTATCAATACTTTTTAAATAAAAGGGCAGTAGCAAGACATTTGTTTAATGATAAATATATTTCACAATTTACTGAATATTTTGGTGTATGGAACGATCAACAAATACCTGAAACGTATTCGCATTATGCAGACATAGTAATGGAAACTTTATTGCAAAAAGTTAAACCTATTATGGAAAAAGAGTCAGGCGTAAAGCTAACTGAAACTTATTCGTATGCAAGAATCTATAAAAAAGGTGACGAGCTAAAAAGACATAAAGATAGATACTCTTGCGAAATATCTACCACCATGAACTTAGGTGGTGATGATTGGTCTATATTCTTAGAACCATCAGGTGAAGAAGGCAAAAAAGGCGTAGAAGTAAACTTAAAACCAGGCGATATGTTAATGTATCGTGGCTGTGATTTAGAGCATTGGCGCAATCCATTTACAGGCAAGGATTGTGGGCAAGTATTTTTGCATTACAACGATTCTAGCGGCAAAGATGCCAAAACTAACAAATTTGATGGTAGGCCTATGATTGGATTACCTGGTTGGTATAAATAAAATGATTGAGGTATTTGACTGCCCTTATATATCTAAAGTCAATAATAAAAAATTTCAACAAGATTTAATTAAATACACCCTTAAAAATAAATGTTGCTCTACTTCTCCTAATTGCATACACCCAGAAATACAAAGCGACCAAAAAGTAGATGAAGAATTTTCTTGTATTAAAAAATCTATAAATAGTTTATTTACAAACTATTTAGAAACTAAAAATTTTAAGTTTCACAAAAAGTATGTTTGGATTTACTATGCTTCCAAAAATACTAATACTGAAACTTTTAAACACAATCACTTTTTTTCAGGAATAACCAATACTCAAGTATCTGCACTTATGTATATAACACCCACTGATTTAGGCACAGATTTTTACAACTTTAAAATAGAACCTGAAATTAACAAATGGTATGTATGGCACTCAGGACTATATCATGAGCCTGAAGCTGGAATAACTAAAGAAGATAGAATTGTTTTAGCTTTATCTAGCGTAATTAGTATATAATTTTAAAAAAACTGAGGTAATACAGTATGGATACATTAATACCATTAACAATAATAGTAGTAGTTTTGGCTTGGTCTGTAAAAAAATTCAAACCTGAACTTTGGGATCAAGTAGTTTCTAAATTTAAAAAATAATATGATTTGGTGCAACAATGGACAAGGAGCAAAAACAGCATGATAGCTTAATAG